AGAACACGCAGGATCAGCGGCTCGCGACCGCTGACGAAACTACACCCGCAGACGGCATCGCGAGTCCGCTGCATCCGCTGGTTCGCTGGCGTAGAGGAGAGGATGAACGATGATTGACGCAGTATTTGCATCGGTTGGCATGAAAGAACTGTTTCGGTTTCTGGCGTTGTTTATTCTGGTTGTGGCCGGGTGGTTACTGTCGGCGTTTCTCGCGTTTCGATTGCACTTCGCCAACGACACCATTCGTATGCTGCGGGCCAACGCCCTTGCGGTTACGCCAGAGGAGCGACAGGCGATGTGGCGAGCGGTTGCGATCTTGAATGGCGGTCAACAGGTTGGCCCTGACACGCCGCTCGCTGGTGATGCCGCCACCATTCGCGGTCTGCTGGAGAGATTGAAGTAGCCAGCGAACCAGTGTTTCTGCTGTTCCCGATAGCCACGCCCGCCGTCGTGATAACGCGCGGCGGCCAGTGTGACGCACGGACGAAACGCAGGCGGCCCGGTGCTACCGCGCTGCCGGTCGTGATAGCCCCGCTCGCTTGACACCGCCGCCACTCTGGCGGCATGGCGATTACGTTCAGCATTCTCGGAAACCCCGTGCCGCAGCCCAGGCCGCAGGTCTGCGTGCGGAATAACAAGCCACACGGGTACGTGAAAAAAAAGCACCCGATCCACGCCTACCGCCAGGCGGTGGCGCTTGCAGCGCGGGCGGCCGGTGTTCGTCACGCCACCGGCCCGGTGAGCATCATCATCGACGCGGTCTTTGCCCGGCCAAAGTCGCACATGACCAAGAGCGGCGTAAAGCCGAAGGCACCGGTGCTGCCGCGGCCCGACGTGGACAACCTTGGCAAGGCGGTGCTTGACGCCCTGCAGGACGTGATGGGCGACGACACCAACGTGAGCCGGCTGCTGGTGGAAAAGTCTTGGGGCACCGAAGGACGCACGACCGTGCGAATCACATGATCAGGCCAGTGCATCGCAACATGTTCCCGCTGTTCATGCAGACGCTCGGCGTCAGCGGAACCGCGGTTGAGGTTGGCGTTGCAGAGGGCAACTACGCCAAAGACTTCCTGCCGCTGTGGCACGGCAACTACGTCATGGTGGACCGTTGGTGCCACATCGACGGGTACGACGACGTGATGAACGGCTCAGACGAAGAGCACGAGCTGCGGTATCGCCAGGCCATGGCCGTGGCAGCACCGTATTGTGACCGTGTCAGCGTCCTGCGTATGGACAGCGTCGCCGCCGCAGCAACGTTCGCAGACCAGTCGCTCGCCTTCGTCTACCTCGACGGCGACCACTCCTTTGACGGCTTTGTGCGTGACTTTCGGGCGTGGTTTCCAAAGGTGAAATCCGGCGGCGTGATCGCAGGCCACGACTACTACGACAAGCCGCCTTTTCGCGTGCGGTCTGCATTGTGCTCACTCGTCAACGGCCCGTGCGGCATCACGCACGAGCCAAGCCCTTCCTGGTGGTGCCACGTGCCGTGATGGACTCTGAGACGCAGAAGCGATTCGCCAAGTTGTGGAACACCAGGCCGAAGATCCGGCTTGAGGACATTGCTACGCAGCTTGGCTACTCGTTTCAGTCACTTGCCAAGTGGCGGATGATTCTTGGACTGCCAAAGCGTTACGGCGTCGATGAAGACGGCGAGATCCCGTCGCCAGCCGTGATCCGCCTGCGGTGCCAGCAGCAGCAAACCAACTGGAACACGACCGAGCGACGCCTGCGGTGGCGTGGCCCGCCGCACACGATCTACGAAAGCACTTCGACCTGTGACTAACGCCAAACGCAACACAGTCATTGTGATGACGCTGTGCAGCCGGCCGCGCTACACAAAGCGTGTGCTCGAGGCGCTGTCACGCTGCGATGACATCGACCGCTTTCCCGTCGCCATGCTGTGCGAGCCCGTCGACGATGAGGTCATCGACCTGGCCACGCAGTTCACGGCTCTGCCGCACATCAAGGCGTGGGCCATGGTCGGCCAGCAGCGTGTGGGCTGTAACGTCAACACGTACTCGGCACTGGCCTACGGGTTTGACCATCACGATCGCGTCATCGCCCTCGAGGATGACACGGTGCCCGGCCGGGACTTCCTGCGGTTTGCCGACTGGGCACTGAACCACTACGAGAAAGACGAGGACGTGTTCAGCGTCTGCGGCTATCAGCGGACGCCACCCGATGAGGTCGGATACCGAAACGCTGTGGTGCGAGAGCGGTGGTTCACGCCGTGGGGCTGGGCCACGTGGAAAGATCGCTGGGAGAGCGTTCGGGACTCGTGGCCGGCAGACGACCGGCAGATCTCGTGGGACACGGTGATAGACAAGCTGACGAGGAGAGATCGTTTCGAGGTTCGGCCCCTGCTTGCCAGGGTGCAGAACATCGGGGCTGAGGGTGGTGCTCACGTGCCCGGCGCGGCGTGGCATCGTGAGCACCACCTGAACCCGCACTGGGTCGAGTCTGTTCCCGGCCCACGGGCTGACGAGTTTCACGAAGTCGACTCACGCATCACCAAGGCACTCAGGGCACACCATCCATGCTGAGGCTTGTGACGTACTACACGCCATCACACGCCGACATGTGCCGGCGGTTCGTTCTTTCGCGGGCGTGGGGCTTTGAGGAGCGGCGGTCGACGCAGTACGACCAGACATGTGCCAGCGGATCGTTCAAGTCAGACGGGTGGAACGAGTGCATGTTGGACAAGCTCGACTGCCTTATGCGGCTGCCGACAGACGGACGGCCTACGGTCTACGTCGATGCGGACGTTGCGCTGTTCCCTGGCTTCTACGAGTGGTGCGAGGAGACGCTCGCCCGCATGCCGAATGACGCGGTGGCGTTTGCCGACGATGTTATTCAGTGGTGTGCCGGCGTCATGCTGTTCCGCTCGACGCCCGTGGTGCATCGGTTCTGGCAGCTGCTCGCCGATCTGTCGCCCGTGTGGAACCTGCCAGACCAGGACGTGCTTCATCAATTGCGGATGCAGTGTGAGCAGACCGGCGGCCGGCTGCCGATTGAGCCGCGGGTGTTGCACAAGAGCGTCGTATGCAACTGGGCAACGGTCAGTGCACCGGTTGTGCCGGCTCCGTGGGATGGCGAGCCATTCGTCGTGCCGCCGAGCTGCTTGGCGTGGCATGCCAACTGGACGGTTGGCATCGACCGCAAGCAGCGGATGCTCGAGCAGGTCGTGCTACGGGAAACCTCCGGTGCAGCGACGCAACCAGCGTAGGCTGAGTGTGTTCGCCAGGAGGGCGGGCATGGCGGGTTATGGCTACGACCGACGAGGCAACCGGATACGGGTCGAGATTGCCGCCCACACGGCGGGCATCTGCCACAGCGACGGCCGCTACAGCCGAGGCAAGATCACGTCACGGAGGACGCACCTCATGCCCAGCTTCGAGATGACCGCTGCCGAGGAGCAGCAGTACGGCAACAGCCTCAACGTCTGGCAGGCGCTGCGGCTTCTGCAGACGTGGCACCCGCTCGTCGCCTACGGCCAGCGATTCGTGCAGGAAGTCGACCCGTACAAGAAGGCACTAATCGTCGCTGAGGCTTCCGAGTGGGTCGCCAGCAAGACCGACGCCACGCTCGACGACCAGGCGGTCAAGCTGCTGGCCGACCTGCTGCGGACCAAGGAAGGTGAGGCCCTGGTGCGGTGGTGCCTGCTTCAGGTGGAGGCGATCCGGTGAGCCAAGATGCGATCGTTCGCACCATCGCCGTCGTTGCCGCAGTTGGTCTGCTTGCTGCGCCGTACCGTGAGCAAATCGCAGCTTTCGGACATCAGACCGCCGAAGCCGCCCGCAAGCACGGAGCCGGCCTGGCCCGCCTCGCAGCAGCCGGGCTGATTGTGGCTGCGGCATGGGGCAAGGTTCCGCTGCCTACTCTGCCAGGCGTAGTCGATGTTCCGGCCGTAGTTGTCGAGACGCCGTCTGCGGATCTGCAGACGCTGGTGGCACCGGTTAAGGCGGCACTGGCCAGCCTGCCAGCCGACAAGCGTGCACTTTGGTCTGCGACGTGGGCAAAGGCGGCCACGGTTGTAGATGCCGAAAGCGTGACGAGCGCGCCAGTGTTCACGGACACGCCAGCCCTGCGGACGTTTACCACGGTCGCCTTAGACATTGCGTGGCGGCGTCTCGGAGAGCAGGCCCCTGGCTCCGTTGTTGGGCTCAGGGAGGCTGTTGAGGCCGCCATTCGATCAGTGATGGGCCTGGACGCTGTGCCCGTCACAAATGAAATGCGAGCCCGCTACGCTGCGGTTGCTCGTGCATTGGCCTGGGCTGGCACGGGGGGCTGATCGTGGACCCTCACGCCTTTGGCTACCTGCCCGATCCGGCCGGCGCTGACGAGTTCGTATCGTCGCTGCCGCACCCGACGCTGGCATCCGCTGCGCCTGCGTTCGTTGCTGACGAAAAACGCGAGGTGATGCTTTACCCGGCGTTGCTGCAGTGCCTGCCCGGCTGGCGGCGCGGCTCGCAGGGTTCGGTTGGCAGCTGCGTTGGTTGGGGGGCCAGCCTTGGGGTGGACATCGTCGCTGCGTGCGATGTCATCCACCGCCAGGAGCCCGAGGTCGTGCGGGCTCGCACAATCGAAAGCAGCCTTTACGGATTCTCGCGGGTCGAGGCGAGGGGCCAGCGTTCCAACAATGGCGGCGACGGGTCCACTGGGTTCCATGCGGCCAAGGCCATCAGGGACTTTGGTGCCCTGCACTACGGCATCGACTACGGCGGCGTGGTTATCCGTGAGGAGAACAAGCAGCAACGAGACCGTGACTGGGGCCGCAACGGTGTGCCCGACGAGCTCGAGCCGTACGCCCGGCTCAGGCGGTGCAGCGAGACAACGCTCGCCGTCAACTTTGAGCAGGCTGCCGCAGCGATCCAGAACGGATTTCCAACGGTTACGTGTTCTGGTCAGGGCTTCAGCATGGCCCGAGACGAAGACGGGTTTTGCCGTCCTGGCGGTGTGTGGTGGCACTGCATGGTGTTCGCCGGCGTCCGCTGGGGCAAGCGGCCTGGCTTGCTGTGTTTCAACTCGTGGGGCGACAGTAACACGGTTGGGCGTCACTACCCAGAAACCATGCCGCAGGCTGTTCGCAACTGCTCCTTCTGGGTCGATGCGGCCACCTGCACCAAGATGCTGAGCGGCCGTGACTCCTACGTCTACGCCGGCTACAGCGGCTTTCAGCCCACGCAGCTACCTGACTGGACGGGGGACGTGCTGTGAGGTTTGTGATCGTCCTACTCATCGCCCTGGCCGGCTGCGTTGCCACGCTGCCTGACGATGCCACCATCTCTGCGGACCTCGCCTGCGAGACGGCCAGGGCAATTGTGCAGTTGCGTGCTCGGCCCAGTGTGCCTGACGACAAGCCCAAGCCGGGCGACAAGTGCCACAACTGCGAAGGCCGAGGCTACGTTGGCGACGGTGTCGTCAAGGTGAAATGCCAGCCGTGCGGCGGCACTGGCAAGGTGCTGGCCACAGCCAACGCGTGTCCTGATGGGAGGTGCCAGCCGTGACGCCTGCCGATCTGAAAGAGCATGTTTGGCGCAAGCTTGGGCCACGCAAGTGGCTTGTCGGCCGCCAGCAAGTCGATTTGCTCACGCAGCTGGCCGTTGAGAACTGGCAGACCGACTTCATGCAGGCCGCCGATAGCGACCTAGAGCGGCAGATCGTCGCCCAGGCAACGCTGGCCGACATGAAGCGTGTGCACCAGGCCGTGGGCGGCTACGGCGACCGCGAGTACGGCATGGTGTGGCTGTTCCTGCTCTCCGGCGTGGCCAGTGCAATCGTGCAGGTCATGCTGCGATGGTGGCTCGAGCGGCGAGCCAACCGAGTCATGCTGATGGTCTGGCAGCAGGAGGGGATCAAGTGACGGCGGAAACTAAGGAAACCCTGCTCAGCATCTTGAAGGATTACGGCTTTGCCACTGTGCTGGCATGTGCCCTTCTGTGGGTTGGCCGGCAAGACATCATTCTGCCGATGGTCGAGGCACACCGAGAGTTTTTGCGTGACGTGGCCGAGACGCAAAAAGAAATTAGCCAGGCTATCGCAGAGCAGACCCGCTTGCTCTATGCCCTACAACCAAAGGGCAGCCAGACCAGAACAGTAGACCTGACAGAACCGGAAGACGGGCGGAACTGAGGGCAACGCGAATGGCGATGAACAACCGGATATTGCGGCCACGTGCCAGCGGGTTTAACCCGAAGTCGCTTCCTGGGTTTGTCTACTGGCTGGACGCGTCGCAGTCTTCCACGATCACGGTCGAGACGGGCGTGGCTCAGTGGCGAGACGCTGGCGGAAGTTCGATCAAGGCCACACAGGTCACGGCGAACGCCCAGCCCGCTTACCAGACGGCCCAGCAGAACGGAAAGAACGCCGTGTACTTCGACGGCACCAATGACACCATGAGCCTTGGCGACTTGTCGGCGTCTTTCCCCTCCGCCGCCACGGCAATCTTTGCCTATAAGCCAAACAACCAAGACACTTACTCGATCTACACGACGAACAACAACGCTGCGTTTTGGGCATACCCGACTGGGCGAACCTACATTGGCACCTTTAAGAACACCCGGTTTAACAACGTCGCCTCTCCGTTGATGCCAACCAACAGTAACGCCGTCGTAGCCATCGTTTCCAGTTCCTCGGCCTACCGCGTCTACATCAACGACACGCTGGCCCATGACGTTGCGGCAGACTTTATTGCGGGCACCAACCATCGGCTTGGGCTAAATGACCTCGGCACTGTTTTCAAGGGATGGATTTACGAGGCCATCTTTTCGTCATCGGCCCTAAGTGCAACGCAACTGTCCTCGGCCTACAAGTACCTTAAAGCCAAGTGGGGGCTGTGATGCGTTTCTTTCGCTGCCTTGCCGGTGATGCGGCGTATGAGCAGGTGCGTGCGTCGCTTGATGCCGCGTGGGGCCATCCGACACCGAGCGGCCTTACGGTGACGTGCATTGAGCCGGCCGCCACGGCACCACGCGACGGCCAAGGGCGGATTGTCTTGGCAGTGCATGACGAGTTTGTAGAGTTTCCGGCGGCTGCGGCTGTACTTCCCGACTTGCTTGCCAGCGGTGTTGTTGAGGAGACAGATGCCGCCGGCTACGACGCCGCTACAAAGCGTGTGCCATGACAGGCATTGAACTGACCAACCACCTGCGGCTGCTGTCGGGCTACCACCTCGGCACCGACCTGATCGACCGGCTCACGGCAGCCGAGCGGTTCCAGCGTCAGCAACGCGAGGCACTCGCCAAGGCGGCTGATGAGATCGAGCGACTGACGGCAGAACTGGCGAAGGCCAAGGCCGAAACCCACGCCGACGCACATCTATGCGGGTAGGCTGATACACTAGGCCACGCATCGGGCCTGACCCGAGCCGCTCAAGGAGGAGCCAATGTCTGATTCCAAAATCCGCCGCAAGAACAAAGCGTTCCCCGTCACGCTCGACGCTGCCGTCAGCAACGCCACCGAGATCGTCTTGGCCGATATGGCCGGCGGCATGGTCTCCATCGGCACGCAGAACACCAACGCTACCGAGCTGGCCGTGCATGTGGCGTCGGCCTCGGCCGGCACGTACCGCCCGCTGTACGCTGCGGACGGGTCGGCCGTGAAGATCACGCTGGCCCCGAGCACGGCTGACTCCCGCGTGTATGCCATGCCTGATGAGGTGTTCGCTGCACCGTTCATCAAGCTCGTGCTGAACAACACCGCAGCCAACGGGCTCACGGCAACCATCCTGGCCAAGGGCTGATGCCCGACCGCATACCTACGTTTCGACCGCCCTGGATCAACAGACGCCCGCGTCAGCGAAGCGGCATCGGACGGAATCAAGGGTGGGCTGGCTACGGCAAGCGGGCTTGGAAGCTCGCTCGAGCTGAGCGGCTGAGTATCGACAACTGGCAATGCCAAGCCTGTGGCCGTGTTGTCACTGGGCGTGAGGCACACGTCGACCACATCGTGCCAAAGTCGGCCGGCGGATCGGACTTGATGAGCAACCTGCGGACTCTGTGCCGCAGTTGCCATAGCCGCAAAACCGTCATGGAAGAGCAGGGCGGTGGATTCCACAAGAAAGGTTGACGTGGCATGGATGCTGCGTTCATGGGCGACAGAACATTAGTCAAGGCGTGTCCCGATTGCGGGGTCACGTTTCACGCACACCATCCGCTGTGCGTTCGATGTGCGCCGTGCCAACGCATCTATCGCAACGCAGAAACGTCAAAACGTGATTTGGCACGACGCAAGAGGCAGAGGTTGGCAGAGCAGGCCCAGAGCCTGCTAGGGCTGGATCGCCTTGACGTAGTGCGAGACAACGGGCATAGGTGCCGCGAGTGCCGAAGAGTGCTGTGGATCAAATGCGGGGAGGCACCCCACTACTGCCACGAATGCCGTCGTATGCGCGATGCACTAGATGTCGCAATAGAGGTGATTGCGTTCATTGCCGGGCATGCCATTGGCTGTGGCAATGCGTGCGTGGTATGTGGCGGAATCGTGCCAGTCGTTAGGTGGAAAGGCAGCAAGACGTGTAGCGAAACATGCAGCGTTGAACTAGGCAGGCATAGGTCAAGAGAGAAGTACGAGCGTCTGACTGGCGTAAAGCCAAAGCCGCTGAATGCACGGCGTGTATGCAAGTGGTGTGGGTGTGATGTTATCGGCACGAACGTCAATGGACGTGGTCGCAGTGTGTGTGACCAGTGCGGAATACACCACGGCACGTTTAAGGCGAGAGCTCGTCTTTATGGCGTGCGGTACGAACACGTAGACAGAATCGCCGTTTACCAAAGAGACGGGTGGCGTTGTCAGCTATGCGGACGGAAGACCTTAAGGCGTGCCATCAGAAACAAGAACACGCAACGCTTGCATCCAAGGTCACCCAGCATTGACCACATCACGCCCATGAGTCGGGGCGGCGACCACGTCGAATCAAACTGCCAGTGCGCGTGTCTGTCATGCAACGTCAGGAAGCACGCGAGGCTGATTGGCCAGCGGCGGCTTTTTTAGAACTTTGCATGCAAAAAGCAAAATCACGTACTGGGCACCGCGCGTGCGCGGCATCGAAATCGCCGGGGTTTTTCTCACACGATTTGGCACGCTATTTGTGCCGCTAAGGAGTAGGCCGCCATGGCTAAAGCCGGCCGCAGACCCAAGCCCACCGCCCTGAAGATTCTTGAGGGGACCGATCACGGGCCACGCAAGGTAGAGCCGAGCCTGCCGCTAGGGATTCCGCCGATGCCGAAGCGGCTCGAGGTGGACCAGGTCGCCGTGGAGAAGTGGCACGAGCTCGCCGGCATCTTGACCCGCATGGGAGTCTTGACGTTGGGCGATGGCGAGGCGTTGGCCACGCTGTGCGAGGTGCACTCGGCGGAGCAGTCGTGCCTGCTGCAGCTGCGGGCTGGCGGCGCTGTGATGCACACAGACTTAGGTGGCGTGAAGCCAAACCCGGCCGGGCCGCTGTATCGGTCGCTCGTCTCGCAGAAGGCGTCGCTGCTCAGCGAGTTCGGTCTGACCCCGTCGTCGAGGACGAAACTTGCCACGAAGGCCGAAGTCCAAAAAGACGAGCTTGAAGAGTTCTTCACCGCACACGGGTGAGAGTCGGCCCGGCATCGACCAGGCCAAGGCGGAGCGGGTGTACGCCTTCTTTGAGAAGGTGCTCAAGCACTCAAAGGGCCAGACGGCCGGGCAGCCGTTCATGCTCCTGCCATGGCAGAAGTACGTACTAGGAGAAATCTTCGGCCGGTGTAAGCCGGACGGTACGCGACAGTACCGCCAGGCATACATCGAGATACCGAAGAAAAATCCCTTGGCCCCTGCGGCGTAAGTCGTAGGGGCCAAGGGGACGCAACGGAAAGTCAACGCTGCTGGCTGGCATTAGCCTGTACGCACTCTTGGCGGACTCTGAAGCCGGCGCTGAAATCTACGGGTGCGGATCGGATCGTGAACAAGGCTCGATCATCTACCGCGAGGCGGCGTCGATGGTCCGATCTTCGCCAGCGCTGAGCAAGGTGCTCGAGGTCGTCGACAGCCGGAAGAGCATCATTCACCGGGCAAGCAACTCGTTCTATCGGGTGCTCTCAGCGGATGCGTTCCGGGCTGAGGGTCTCAACATTCACTGCCTGCTGTTCGACGAGCTGCACGCCCAGCGAGGTGACCGCCGGCTGTGGGATGCCCTGCGGTACGGCGGTGCGGCCCGGCGGCAGCCGCTGGTGCTGTCGATTACCACGGCCGGCGAGTTCAACAAGTCGCACCTGTGGTGGGAGCAGCACGACTACGCCGAGCGGTGCATTGCCGACCCGACCTTTGACCCGAGCTTCTTCGGGTGCATCTACGCTGCCGACCGGGAAGATGACTGGCAGTTGCCGAAGGTCTGGCACAAAGCCAACCCGTCGCTTGGCGAGACGATCAGCGAGGAGTCTTTTGCAGCCGACTGTCGTGAGGCAGCCAACTCAGCCACCAAGCTCTCGTCGTTCCTGCGGTATCGGCTCAACGTGCCGACGACCACCGACGTGAAGTGGGTGCGGCCTGACCAGATCGAGACGTGCATGGCCGGGCCGCCCGAGCCGCTCGACGGCCGGGAGTTCTGGGCGGGGCTCGACCTGGCCAGCACGTTCGACACGTCGGCCTTTGTGGCGTGGTTCCCGGCCGATGACGGGCACGTCGATGTCTACGCCCACTTCTGGATTCCTGGCGAGAACGCTGCCCGGCGTGAGCGTGAGGACCGGGTGCCGTACTCGCAGTGGCAGCGCGATGGGTGGCTGACGATCACGGACGGCCGCAGTACCGACTACGGCGTGATTCAACGCGACATCATGGCCTTCTGTGAGAAGCACCGTTGTCGTGGGCTAGGCATCGACAGGTGGAACGCCACGATGCTGGCCCAGCAGCTCGCGGGCGAGGGCTTGCCGGTCGTCATGTTCGGGCAAGGGTTCGCCTCGATGAGCTCGCCGACCAAGCGACTTGAGGCGTTGTTAGTCGAGGGAAAACTGCGGTTGGCCGGCAATAGGCTGCTAGGCTGGCAACTAGGCAACGCAGCCGTGCAGATGGACCCGGCTGGTAACGTCAAGTTGTCAAAGGCCAAGAGCACAGAGCGGATTGACGGGGCGGTGGCCTTAGCCATGGCGTGCGGCATCCACATGGGCGAGCAGCAAAAGCCGACCGAGATGCCGGAAATCTCCTTCTGGTGAGGCTATGAGCACCGAAACAGCCGTCCCTGAAATCAAGTGGCTCGAGGAGCGTACGAGCCGCTGGGATGACCTGGTGATGCTCGCCGGCGATCAGGGCGTGCGGGTCACGCCCGAGACGGCGATGAAGACCAGCATCTGGTTCGCCTGTGCTCGCGTTGTGGCAGAGACTGTCGCCAGCCTGCCACTGCACCTGTACCGCCGGATTAACGACGAGCGGGTTGAGCGAGCCCGTAATCTGCCGCTGTACCGCGTGCTCGCCAAGCGGCCTAACTCGTGGCAGACGCGGTACGAGTGGGTGGAGGGCATGTGCCTGCACCTCGGGTTCTACGGGTCGGCCTACAACCTCAAGGTGCCCGGTGCCCGTGGCAGCGTGACCGAGCTGCACCCGCTGCACCCGTCTGGCATGGAGGTAAGGCAGGAAGACGACCACAGCCTCACGTACCTCTACCGGGTTCCTGGCACGGGCCGGCAGGTTGTCTACCGCGACGACCAGATCATGCACGTGCGGTGGCTATCGTTCGACGGCGTCAACGGTGCGGTGCCAGTCGACCTGGGCAAGGACGCTATCGGCCTCGCTCGGTCGCTTGAGCAGTACGCCGCGACGTTCTACCGCAACAACGCTCAGCCGGGCGTAGTGCTGCACACCGAGCAGGCCCTGCCACGCGAGGTCCGCGAGCAGCTGCGTGAGCAGTGGAATAACAGGCACCGGGGGCCGTCTCGGGCTGGCGAGGTGGCGGTGCTCAGCAACGGCCTCAAGGTCGATACCGTCTCGGCCACCAACCAAGAGAGCCAACTGGCCGAGCTCTGGATGCAGGCGCTGCTGGCCGTGTGCCGGATCTGGAAGATGCCGCCCCACATGGTGCAGGAGCTGGGTCGGGCCACGTGGGGCAACCTCGCCAGCGAGATGGTGAGCTTTGAGAAGTTCACCATCCAGCCCTGGCTGCGTCGCATCGAAGGTGCCATTGAGCGGGACATCATCGGCGACGATGACGACCTGTATGCTGAGTTCCTGGTTGAGGGCCTGCTGCGTAGCGACATCACGACCCGCTACCAGGCGTACGAGGTTGCCGTGCGTAATGGTTGGATGACGCCCGAGGAAGTGCGGCAGAAGGAGAACCTCGGGCCGATGCCGGAGGACGACTCGCCGGGCGAGGTCGAGGGCGTGCCGGCCGACACCGTCGAAGACGTGGCGGAGGCTGTGGGCCAGTCACCCGATGACGCGCCAGACGATGGCGAAGGGATGGCCAATGGCAGTTGACCTGAAGCCCACGGCCGGCATGGCCGAGGCGGCCCGTACCGGGCTGCGGCTGCACAACGAAGGCAAGAGCGGCGACGGGCTCAAGCCCGAGACCGTCCGGCGTGCCAACATCATCGCTGCCCGCGAAGAGCTCACCGAGGACCACGTCCGTGAGATGAGTGCGTGGTTTGCCCGGCACGAGTCCGACCGGCGGCCCGACTGGAACAAGCAAGGCGAGGAAACGCCGGGCTTCGTGGCGTGGATGCTGTGGGGCGGCGACGCTGGCCAGCAGTGGTCTGCCAGGAAGGTCGAACAACTAGACCGCGAAGACGACAGGAGCAATGCCATGGAAGGCATGATCGAAAAGCGTGATATGCCCTTTGAGGACGATGGCGAGCTGGTCATTGAGACCCGGGCCGATGGGCGGCCGGTCATTAAGGGCTACGCGGTTGTCTACAACCGGCTCAGCGTCGACCTGGGCGGGTTCCGCGAGCGGATCATGCCCGGGGCCTTTGACGCCGTGCTGAACCGGCAGCGGGGCCGCAGCGACCTGGTGAGCTACTACAACCACAACCCCGACATCCTGCTTGGCCGGGAGTCGAGCGGCACGCTTGAGGTGTTCTCGGACGAGAAGGGCGTGGGCTACATCGTGACGCCGCCGGCAACTCGGGCAGACATCGTCGAGCTTATCCAGCGCCGGGACGTGAAGGGCTCATCGTTCACGTTCAGCGTGGACAAGGGCGGCGAGGCGTTCGTCACAGACGAGACAGGCCGGGCGATCCGCGAGGTGCGGGCCGCCACGATCTACGAGCTGGGACCAGTGGTGCAGCCGGCGTACCCAAGCACGTCGGCGGCGGTGGCCATGAGGTCGTTCCAGGCATGGCTTGCAGAGCAGCGATGCGTCTGCGGCAAGCAGGACGATCACGTGCAGAAAGCCCGCCAGCAGCAAGCGGCGGCGGCCATGAGTGCCGCCATTCGGCTGACGTCTGCTCGCCTGAAGTCGTTTGTGCGTAACTGCGGAACTGGCAGCGGCGGCTTTCAGTCAGGCAACACATGCGGGAAGGGTGGTGGATCTGGAGATTCCGGGTCTGGCGAGTCAAGCGGGCCAAGCAGTGACGGCGGTGGCACTGCTCCTGGTGCTGGGCCAGGCCCAGGAGGCTTGCAAGCACCGGCTGCAAAGCACAACGTCAAAATCCCGAAAGACAAAAAGCGGCTGACCATCGATCAGTCGGCTGCGGCCCTGAAACAGCTGGGCTACAAGGTTGGCCCGACAGTAACGAAGAAAGTTGGCAAGGGCTATGTGACCATGGTGACTCTGACTGATTCCAAGGGACACAGCGCCTTGGCAACCACGGATGAAGTCAAGGACTTGGTGTACGGCAATCAATCGTGAGAGCGTTCGTAGTGGCCATGATGTCGCCCGTGCTGTGGCTTGCCGAGCAGGCTACACCTGAGTCGATGCCACACGAGGTCGAACCCGACATCGTCAAGGCATCCATGCGGCTGCGAGCCGCGCGACTCAGGAGCTTCATGCGTGGCAGTCAAGCCAGGTGATACGTGCCCGGAGTGCCGCAAGGCACGGCTTCGCACGTACAGCAGCCGGCCGATGAGCGCGACGCAGCAGGTGCGTTACATCGAGTGCCCGGCCTGTGGGCATCGCACAAAGGCGATCGTGCCGGCGGAGTTCATCTACCGCCGTTCGTTCTACGTAGAAACAACCTCGCCCAAATAGTGCCATTCGTCCCGTAGCGTGAGTGACAGACACGGATTCTGTCACCCATTACGGGAGTGCCAAGGATGGCCGCTTCGCTCAACAAGCTTCAGGACCGGGCCGCCGCTGTGGCTGCCATGCTCGACGACCTGTCCAAGGTCGAGGACCGCACCGAGGCCCAGGTGGCCGAGGTCGAGAAGCTGACGGCCGAGGCGTCTGAGCTCGAGCAGCGGCTCGCTCACGAAACCGCCATCGCCGAGAAGATCGCCAGCCTTCGTGGCAAGGTCGCCGCCGCTGGCAAGCCGGTGGCCGTCGAGGCCGAGGCTCCCGTTACCCGCAAGGTGCAGCACGTCGGCCGGGTCCGTGGCTTCGCGTCGGCTGACGAGGCCGAGGTCTGCGGCCGCTGGATTCGCGGCTTCCTGCTTGGCCGCACCGAGGATCGGGCGTGGTACGAGCGGAACGTCGAGAGCCGGGCGCTGTCGAGCAACGACAACGCCAAGGGTGCTGTGTTTATCCCTGAGTCCTTTGCCGCCACCGTGATCCGGCTGGTCGACCAGTACTCGGCGATCCCCCAGCAGGCCAACGTCATCCCGATGTCGGGCAATACGCTCTACATCCCGCGTCGGACGGGCGGCAACACGGCGTACTTCGTCAGTGACAACAGCGAGACGACCGCCAGCGACATGGCGACCGACAACGTGCTGCTGTCCACGAAGGATTGCCGCGTGGCGACCCGCGTGCCGAACAGCCTGATCGAAGACTCGGTCATCGACCTGGCTGGGCTGGTGGCTCAGGAGTTCGCCCTGGCCCTGAGTCGCAAGATTGACGACGCCGGCTTCGCGGGTGACGGCACCTCGACCCACGGCGGCATCCGTGGGATTCAGTGGCGGTTCGAGAATGAGTCGCTCGCCGGCGAGGTCGACTCGGGCGAGAGCTCGCTGTCGGCCCTCACGATCGACGACTTCGCCGAGACCATCGGCAAGCTGCCGAGCTACGCCCGCGCGTCTGCCGCCTGGTACGTGACTCCGCAGGTGTACAGCACCTGCATGCTGCCGCTGGCCCTCGACAAGGCGGCCTCGGCTGCCGAGCTCGCTGCCGGTGCGGTTGAGACCCGATTCATGGGATATCCAGTTTTTTACAACAACTCGATGCGGACGGCCCCGACCAGCGACCAGGTCATCGCCCTCTTCGGCGACCTGCGGATGAGCACCCACTTCGGCCTGCGGTCGCAGATCGCCGTGCGTGCCTCGACCGACCGCTACATCGAGTTCGATCAGACGTACTTCCAGGCGATGGCCCGGTTCGACATCGTCACCTCGGACATCGGTGACGGCACCACGGCTGGCCCTGTCGTCTCGCTGCGGCTCTGACACACCTGACTGATTCACAAGGAGAGACCCTGACCATGAACCCCGTTGCCAACAGCCGTAGTGTCGTGAGCCTGTCGGCCGCCGCTGGCGTTGCCTCTGCCGGAACCCACACGGTTGCCATTGACTGCCTGGGCTTCGACTCCGTGAGCATCGACGTCGGCTATCGGTCGATCGCCCACACCTCGGCCCCTGCCGTTGTCAGCGTCCAGCACAGCGACACGGACGGCTCCTACGGGGCCATTTCTGGTCTGGTGCAGGGCACCGACTACACGGTCGGTGGCGTGGCCAACACGGCCACGGTCAACGTCACGCGGTTCAACCTGTCCACGAAGGATCTGAAGCGGTACCTGCAGGTGTCCGTGACGCCCAGTGCGTCGGCCACCGCGAATGCCAGCAACAACACCATCGTGGTGGCGGCCCGTCTCGGCAAGGGCGAGAAGGGCTCGGCGAACGCGGCCGACGCGAACGTCACGACGTTCGTGAGCAAGTGATCACTGGCTGATTGACGACTACTCCAACCAGAGGAGGATGCCGTGGGCGCGGCGTCACCTGTGGCGGGCGTGAAGCCTGCCGTGCTTGACACTGGCTCCGGTCCAGTGCGTGTCATGTGTGCCATGTCCGTGCCTCGGCTCGGCTGGCAGGATCACATGTTCTGCTGGCCTCGTGGCCTCATCCCGTACGGCATCTCGCCGGTACGTCTTGAGGGTGCCTTCTGGGGCCAATGCTTGGAACGTGTGCTCACCGACATGGTCGAGATTGGCGACGATTCCAAGGCACCGCCGCTGTGGATTCTGACGCTCGACTACGACACGATCTTCGAGGCAGATGCGGTGCCCCGCCTGCTGCAGTACGCCACGGCTAGCGACTACGACGTCGTGGCGGCGTTGCAGATGAAGCGTCGCACGGACGAGCCGCTGTTCACAATGGCGGCGACCAACGGCGAGCGGATGGCCGAGGCCCCGCGTGACTGGTTCATCCTGCACAACATCGTGAAAGCCAACACGGCACACTTCGGATTCACGATGATTAGGGCAGCGGCACTCAAGCGAATGCCGCACCCGTGGTTCTTGGGCAAGCCCGACAAGGAAGGGAAGTGGGGGCCAGAGCGGATCGACGACGACATCCACTTCTGGCAGGTCGCTGAGAAGGCTGGCGTGAAGGCAGGCGTCTGCACGCGGGTGTGCATCGGCCACGCCGAGGTGCAGTTCAAGTGGCCCGACCAGAACATGCGTGGGCTTGTGCAGCATCCGGGTGATTTCTGGGACCGTGGCGGCAAGCCGCCGGAAAAGGTGTGGCAATGATTGAGACGGCACAGGTGCGGTTTCGCCGGCCATACAAGGCGTACAAGACTGGCCGCGTCTACACATTCTCCAAGGGCGTGGCTCGCTCGCTCGAGCTGTTCGGCAAGGCTGACATCGTGCGGCAGCCAGTGATTGAGTTCGCCACGGCCCCGGAGCCCGAGCCGGTTGAGCGTGCCGTTGCGCCGGTCGCCAGGGCTCCTCGAGGCCGGAGGAAGAAAGCCATATGAGCCTGTTCTATCGGGGCACAATCGCGAGCCAGTACCGCAGCCTAGTGGTCAGCGCAGCTAGTGCCGATGCTGACCGTCCGGTCAGCGTGGCTGACGCCAAGGAGCACCTGCGAGTAGTCGATACGACCGATGACGACACGTACATCGGTCTGTTGATCGACGCTGCAACCACCTGGTGCGAGGACTACTGCGACCGCACATTCGCCGACAAATCGTACACCGTGGCGTTCGATGACTTTTTCGGGACACGCATTGAGCTACCGCGCCCGCCAGTGCGATTGAACGCGAATGCCGCGAGCGCCACGGTGACTATCTCGTATGTGGACACTGGCGGTGCAACGCAGGCGATGACGTGGGCCCAGTCTGGCACGCAGAACTTTCGGCTAGACCGGGACCACGTGCCGGCATTGATCTATCCCACGTACCTCAACGTGTGGCCGAGCGTGCGGGTTGATGACAAGAGCGTGCAGATCACGTACCTGGCCGGCTACGGCGGGGCGGCCTACGTGCCAAAGCCTGCGGTACATGCCATCAAGATGCTGGTGGGTCACTGGTACGCAAACCGTGAGGCTGTGGGGAACGTCGGAGACAACGTGCCGCTTGGCGTGGCCGCCCTGCTCGAGCCCCTGAAGTGGAAGCAGTACGCATGAGCATCGAAGGCCGTATTGCCATCGACGTGAACTTTTCTGACTCTTCTGACGCCGCCGGCGTGCAGTCGCTCAAGAAGATTTCGCTTACTGACACGGACAGTTACACAGTTGGAAAGGTCGCGCTGTTTACCGGAACGTGCGGCACTGAAACCGTTACGCTCGTCAACGACGGTGCGACTACCTACAAGGACGCTGCTGGTTCAGCAGTAACGTTCTCCGCTGTTAAGCGTTGTGCGGCTCAGGCTGTCGGAACCAATGCCGTCGTCTACGACGGTGCTTTTAACACTGTTGTATGCACTCCAAGTGATGTGTGCGTATTCACTCCTGCCACCAAGACAGTGACAGTCAATACGCAGTCTGGGACTGCCTCATACACCGTTGTTGTCTACGGGACGTGAGCCATGCTGAGAGCCGGCATCATGGACCAGATGGCCGAGATTCAGACGCCTACCGAGGGCGTCAACAGCATCGGCGAGCCGACATTTACCTACTCGGCTTTCGCCACCAGGTGGATTGCCCTGCTGCCGCTGTCTGGCGCTGAGCGGGTGGCCAGCCTGCAGAACGAGGGCACGGTGACGCACCGGGTACGGCTGCGGTACACGCCCGGCCTCAAGCCCAAGATGCGGCTGGTCAGCGAGGGCCGCACGTTTGAGATCGACTCAGTGGTCGAGCGTGGCCGCCGCCAGGAGCACGAGCTGCTGGTCACGGAGGTCGTGGACTGATGGCTGTGCAGCTGGGCATGTCGGTTGACGGCGTAAAGGAAGTCTTGCAAGGCTTCCAGGCGTTGCCAGTTGGCCTACAGCGAAAGTACTTGCGGGCGTCGGTCAACAAGGTAACCAAGCCGTACATCCAGCCCGTAAAGGCCCTGATCGCTCGAGGCCCGACCGGCAACCTCAAGCGGTCGGTGGGCGTCATTACTGAGGCCAAGGTCAAGGGCCGCACCCAGACCGCCGTGCTCGGCTTCCGCCGTGGCGACAAGGGCGGCATGAACGGCAGCAAGTCGGGCTACCACGCCTGGTGGATCGAGAACGGCGTCAAGACGCGGACGCCCAAGAACGGCCGGGCACTCAAGGTGCCCATGTCCATGGCCAAGAAATACAAGTACCTCATGGGCAAGGTGGCCCTGATCGGCGGCGACGACGGCGGCAGGGTGTTCTTCCGCCAGGTGCGTGGCTTCGCCGGCACTGGAAAGTTCGCAGCGTGGGCTGACCAGACGCTGCCGAGCATCCGCGACGCCCTGCAGACCGAGCTGGTCAGTGCCTTGGCAAAGGCTGAGGCTGAGGCCATGCGGCGAGCCGCCAAGAGGATGAAATAGTGGCCACCGTCACCCATATCGACGAGTCTCTGTTGCAGGTACTGACGGCCGACGCCGAAGTCGCCATGCAGGCCGGCAGCCGCATCTACCAGGTGCAGGCCCCGCAGGGCACGGCCTTCCCGTGCATCGTGTTCAATCGGGACTCGCAGCTGAAGACGCCGTTCACGCACATGCTCGGGGCCGGGGATCTCATCCGGGCCACGTACACGTTTTCGTGCATATCAGACAACCTGCTCGAGGTGCGAAACCTCGCTCGGGCCGTCAAGGCAGCCCTACAATACAAGAGCACGTCTGCCATTCGGCTGGCGTCCTGCGTGAGCGAGGACGACCAAACGGAGCCGGCAGCGAGCGGGGAGCAGCTCCCCATCTACCGCACGGATTTGGCAGTAGAAGTCACATACAGTGAACCCTGAGCAGGGAGGCTCAGACCATGAATGACATTGGGCAGGGCACGTACGTCACTTTCGGCACTGTTGTTGGGACTGCAACGTCTAACTACAGAGTGAACAGCATTTCGCTAGGTGGCGTCTCGCGCGATGTGGTCGATGCCTCCCACCTCCTAACTGTAGGAGGCAAGGAGTTTATCGGCAGCGAGTTCTACGACCCAGGCGAGTTGACTCTTGAGATTCACCACGACCCGTCGATCAACCCTGTGAATCTGCTGACGAACGTCAGCACGAGCCAGGTGTGCAACATCTGGTTTGCCAACGGCGGAACCTCGGTGGCTAAATGGTCCGCCTTCGGCTTTGCGTCAGCCTTTGAGGCATCGGCCCCAAAGGACGACATGATGACCGGCTCGCTGACCATCAAGTTGAGTGGCAGCCTGAACATCGGCTAGTCAGCAGGAGGCGCGGACTGTGGCTCTGACACGTGAGCAGATCAAGGCCAAGCGTGGCGTGCGGCCACGTGTGCCAGTAGAGGTGCCAGAACTGGGCACCGTCTACGTCGCCAAAATGACCGCCAAAGACCGCGATGCTTTCGAGCAGATGGTCACTGGCGGGAAGATTGGCGGCGTCAACCTGACCAACATCCGGGCGAGGTTCGTCGCCCTGGTGTGCGTCAACGAGGACGGCACCAAGATGTTTGAGGACGCCGATGCCGATTGGATCGGCGAGCTCGACACGGACATCGTGCAGGCCATCGTCGACGAAGGCTTCAAGCTCAACGGCATCGGCGGCAACGCTCTGGAGGACGCCACAAAAAACTAGAGCGCCGCCCGATCATCCTCTTCCTGTACCGCCTGGCCCTGAAGCTCGGCATCTGGAACGTCGAAGATCCGGGCGGCCTGGCTGAAACGATGAGCGTCGACCAGTTGTACGGCTGGATGGCGGCTTTCACGTTAATGCCGTGGGGCGACGAGTGGCTTAGGGACGCGGTACTCATGGCACAGCAGTACAACGCCAACCGTCCCAAGGGAAAGCCGGCTCTGAAGCCGTGGGACTTCATGCCGATCGAGCAGCGTCCACAGTCGCAAGACGAAATGTGGCGAATCCTCCAGCAGGTGAGGACGTAAGCCATGGCTGCCAAAAACTTCGGCCGCGTAAACGTCTCGATCACCGCCAGCACCGGCGGGCTGACGGCTGGCCTGAGCCGTGCCGGCAAGCAGCTCGCCGGCTTTTCGTCGTCTGTCGGTGGCATGAATGGCAGCTTGGCTGCACTCAGTGCCCAAGTCTCCGACGGAAGCGTGTTGTTTTCGGACGTTAGCGGTCTGCTGGGGACTGTGGCGCTGTCATTTAAAAACGGCGCTCTCGCTACGCATCTGTTTCGCGGCTCACTTCAACTTCTCATCGTGACGATTAAGGCTTTGCTAATACCGCTAGCCATAGTGACATCAGTCACATCATTTTTTTCTGCTCTAGGTTCAGCGGCTAGCGACCTAGATGAGGCGTCCAAGTCGGCGCGTCGTCTTGGCATGTCGATGACGACTTTTCAGAACCTAAGCCAGCTAGCCGGAGAAGCTGGCGTCAGCGTCGGACAGATGTCGGGCTTGCTGACGGTAATGACTCGCAATCTTGGCAACTTAACCAACGGAAGCGCGTCGGCACAGAAAGCATTCGGTGCCCTTGGCCTGACGCTCTCTGACTTGCAGGGCCTGTCTCCAGAACGACAGTTCGAGCTCATCTCGCAACGCATCATGGCGTTGCCTACCGCAGCCGAGCGGACGACTGCGGCCATGGCAATCTTTGGCCGCCAGGGCGCTGCGGCCATGGGCCTCATATCCGACGTGGCTGGCGGTGCCTATTCGGACATTGCCAAGCTGCGTGAGCAGCTCGGCCTCAACTTGACCGACTCACAGGTCAAGGGCATTGAGATGATGAACGATGCCATCGGCCGCACGTCGCTCGTGTTCCAAGGCTTTATCAACCAGTTTTTGGCAGGTCTGGCTCCTGCCATCACCACGGTCGCCAACCTGTTTGTGAAGTTTTTCTCCGAGAACGCTAGCGGGTTCAGCATCGCAAAAACGCTGGCCGATTTCCTCACCGCCGCCATACGGAATATCGCAGGTGCGGTCACGTTCCTGTACGGAGCCTTTCAGGTTCTCTCGTCCTTTGTCGGTGTGTTTGTCACAGGGGCCCTCAAGGCATTTGAAGGCGTGACATGGGCGTTGCAGAACATGCTGTCAGCTATGGCAGACGCTGCGGAAGCCTTGCCTGGCTTCGACATGGGAATCGCCAGCGGACTGCGTAGCGCCGAGCAATCCGTTGCGGCCCTGTCCAACGCCGCAGGCGATGAGGCTGCCGTCTGGGGTCAGGCCGCGGCCGACAACTTTGCATCTGGCGTTCAGAACATGAGCGACCCGTTCGCGGCCTTTGACGCTGAGTTCGGCAGCGTCACGGCTCAGATGCAACAGGCTGGTGCTGCCGCTGGTACATCTGCTGGCGAGAGTATCTCAAAGCAGATCGCCGCCAGCACGCAGGCTTTGAAAGCCATCGTCGTCGGCACGTCTGACGGCGAGGCGTTCCGCAACAGCATCATGCGTGGTGCAGACCCTCGCCTCGAGGGCGACGCACAGAAGGAGACCGCCGAGAACACTGGCGAGATGGTCGATCAGCTGGACGAGCTTAACGGCAATCTGGCTGGCTCTGGCGGGTTCGGACTCGCAACGATCACGGCATAAGCATGGCTACCACAATCAAAGATGCCCGTGTGCTCTATTCGCTCCGTGTCACGGAGTCGAAGGGCGATAAGTCTACGGTTCAACTGTCGGCCACCGAAGACTACTTGATTATCTGCGAGGACAAGAACCCAAGCTTTTGGGCTGTGTTGGCAGACACGACGCCGTGGCCAAACCTCGGCGGCAAGGCGCTTCCGCAGTTAGACGACAAGCTATCTGTCAGCGGCAAAGAACTCTATGTCACATCAAGAGACTTGTCGTACTACAAGGACAACGAAAGGTCTCTTGTCCTGTCTGTGCGCTACGATGCGAAAGACGAGGAATCAGAAGAGCCGCCTACGCCGCAAAGCACCGATCCCGAAACATGGCAACGGATCACCGTCACTAGCCAGCAGATCACAAAGCCAGCGATCGGATGGCCAACGTTCGGCGCATTGCCAGCAGAGAATGCTGACGGCGAAGGAAGCGGGGCACAAAACTCGGCCGGAGATCCTGTAGACGGCCTTGAGGAAGAGTGCTCGCTAATCAAGCTCACGTACACGAATACGCAGGTTCAGTCGCCTGTTTTCGCTGAGCTGCAGAGATACACAAACCGTTGCAACTCAACTGAGTTTCTCGGCGGTGCCCCGTACACGGTTCGCATGGTTGGCTGGAATGCCGAGTATGACCAGAAAAACAACGTGTGGTCTGTTTCGGTAGAGTTTTTCTACAACCCAGACGAATGGAAAATCACATACTTTGACGCTGGTTACAACGAGATAGTTGACGGCGAGCGTCTTGCGATCCTCGATCTGCGCGGCAACCCTGTGAGCAAGCCTGTGCCGCTGAACGGCCAAGGACAGGCCGCACCTATTAACCCGTCGCCAACTGGCGACAATAAGCCAACAGAACCAGTCGAACTGTTTTTGTTTCCATACAAGCAGGCTGAGCTCAATCAGCTGTTCGTCAACTGCGGAATATGAGGATCACGACATGGCCAACGAGGTGAAGCTTTCTGTGTCTCTCCGGGTCAGCAATGGCAATGCAGACGATTCTTTTTTGGCGTCTGGGTTGCGATTTGATCAGTCGACGCAGGGGTCATTCGGTGGCATCGTTCAGATTGGAACAGCTACGGAAACGCTTGCGATCGGCGATGTAGCCAATGCTGGATTTGCGGCTTTTAGAAATCTCTCCACTGCGACGGCCGGCACTGCGTACATCGCCATCGGCAAGTACGACGGCACAAACTTACATGAGTTTGCGTCCCTGCGTCGCGGTCAGCCGGCCGTGGTTCCGCTTGCTAGTACGATCACCATTGGCGCGCGCGCATACGGCACAGCACTGCCTTTGCGGTACGTCGTTTTTTCGGAATAGCCTGTGACCGCTTACGGGTTTAATGAGAGCGACGCCAAGCGCATTGGCCGCGCTGTGCGTGCCGTTGAGCGTGACCCTACAAAGGTGCGGCTTGGTGGGCCGAATGCGGACGGTGCCGCACCAGGCGTTCGTCTGCTGATTGCCAAGCACGAGGGCGGCAGTTGGGCCACTGACGCTACGGCAGTGGTCACTATCTACAACGGCGATCCAAATGAAGTGGCGTCTGTTGCAACGGCAGTAGCCTACAACCAGTACATCAAGTTTGGTACGCAGCCAGTCTGCAGTTCTCGCTGGGTAGCCCTCGGCCACAACGGGTTCAACTGGATTCCAGTTGACTCGCAAGACGCCTGCGACAACTGCGATTCAGAGGTTGGCGGCATAGATTTCTCAATCTTTCCAGGATTTGCAAAGACCAGCGTGCAAATTCTTGGCCATGACGGCAGCGGCTGCATCAAGTGGTACGACATCTTCACCTGCTCCACGGCAGCGTCATGAGTGACTATGTCGGACGGTCTGTCTCGAACAAGATTCGCGTTCACACGCCAGATCCATGGTCGTTGCTTGTTTTTCTACAGGAGCGCGATGACACACGGAACTTGCCGTGCAAGTGCTGCGCAGATGATTGCACTGAAGAGGTAACAATATCTGTGTCATTCTGCGGAATGACCGTGACCGAGACGCTGCCGATTCCAGGCATACTGAATCAGGGGCAGGCAAACCTGCCAGACGGTTCGTACCTCATCGTGTCTGCACAGATATCGTGCGGCCCGTGCGGCTGGTATCTAGATATCGGGGTCTGCGCCTATTGCGATGCAACGCAGCAAGCCGCCTCCGATGGCTTTACGGCCTACATCCCATTTGCAGAAACTCCAGCCGATGGAAACACATACTGCCCAGAGGCTGGTCCAGTAACGCTGACCTGCTTCGGAGAGCAGTTTGGCATTCCGTGCGTTACGATCCCAAGTGCGAGCATCGCGTGATCATCGTCACCGCAACCAATGGACGCCCAGAGATCGCTGTGGCGTGGTGCGCGGCTGTTTCTGCCACGCTCACCACTCCGCACCAGGCTCTTGTGCTGTGGCATGGGCGTAAGCCTGACTGCGACTGCCGTCTGCAGAAAGTTGCAGGCGTTAGTGCGGTGATGGGGCTGTCGCTTGACAAGTACGCTGACGGCCCAGTGCGAATGTTTCTTGAGGAGGACATGCTGCCCGTTCGGCCTTGGAGCGTTGACGATTACCCTGGCAGGATTGTGGCTGCACAGGGCAACCACCATGGGCAGCCATGGCCCGCGCTGACGATCAAGCGTGACGCAGGTGAGCCATCCGCCGCGATCGTCCCGCAGCGGTTCGTGCGTGACGGTGGCTGCCCCGATTGGCTGCCAGCCGACCTGTGCGAGCCGGCGCTGCGAGCCAACGCCAAGGTTCTGGGTGATCACTTCCTTCATCTTGACAAAATGTACCGCCAGGATGTGCCAGAGGCTGCTGCCAAGAACGAGCTGCTCGACCTGCTTCGCCTGATGTTTGCCGACGCCCGGCCTGCCAAGCGTGGCCTTGGCGACATGGTGGCCGCTGGCCTCTCTGCCATCGGCATCACGCCTGAGCGTGTAAGCAAGGCTTTCGGCGTGAAGGACTGCGGATGCAAGGGCAGGGCCGAGGCCCTCAACGCACTCGGCCGCCGCATCGGCATCGGTTGACAGCCTTGCCATAGTGCGGGCGAAAGGACGGCCGATGCCCGAAGACCACGATGTCACCATCGACGGGAAGCGGTGGCTGCTGCGGTTCACTCGCCTCAAGGGCGACGCCGCCGGGTGGACATTCTTTGACAACGCTAAGCGGCCCCGGATTCTGATTGACGAAAAGCTGAGTGGCGGCCAGCGGCTCGAGACGATACTGCACGAGCTGGCCCACGCGGTGCTCGGGCCGTCGATTTCAGAGGAGAGCATCACGGAGTTGGCACGGGTGCAGCGGCGTGTGCTCAAGATGCTTGGCTACAGGGAGGGCAACAATGGGCCTGGCTGACGAAATAGCCGCCGCGGACCCAAGTGCGTTTCGGCGGCGCACGTGGTTCGACAACCTGCCGGCCGAGGCTTCCGAAGAACTGCTTGCGGTTCGGCAGCGGTTCCAGGCCGGTGGCTACGAGCTCAAGCCGCTGCAGATTGCCAGACTGCTGTACGCGAAATGCCAGGCCAAAGGATGGAAAACCTGTGACGCTACGAGGCTTGCGCAATGGCTACACCAAAACGACTAGCGGACGAGATTGCGGCGGCTGCGTCTACGCAGCAGCAGCTGCAGGCCGACGCTGAGCTCGCCCGGTTGCGTGCCGAGGTGGCCGGGCTGCGGACCAAGTACAAGGCAGCGCTGTCGCAGATTGACGCAGAGCGGGAGCGGGCCGACCGTTTCACAGCGTTACAGGGCGTTACGCCAAAGCCCTTGACCAAATCTGTCCAGGGCAAAAAGAAGCGGTCCAAGCACGAAGCCACGGCCATTCTCATGCTCTCGGACATCCATTGCGAAGAGCGCGTGCTTCCCGAGACAGTCAACGGCGAAAACGACTACTCGCTTGATGTATGTCAACTTCGGCTGGCCGAGCTTGAGGAACGGTTTTTGGACTGCCTCGAGCACGAGCGGAACCAGGCCGACATCCGGCGGGTTGTGATCTGGATCGGCGGCGACCTGATTACTGGTCACATTCATCCCGACTGCGTCGAGGTGGCCCAACTCTCGCCGATGAACGCCACACGGTGGATCGCCGAGCGGATGCGTGGCCTCATCGACCGGGTGGCCCAAGCGGCAGACGAAGTCATCGTCTGCACCAACGCTGGCAACCACGGGCGAAGCACAGAGAAGAACCGCATTGCCACAGAGCTCGAGCACTCGTGGGAACAGATGATGTACTTCACGCTCGCCCGGGAGGAGACCAACAAGAACGTGCGGTGGCAGATTGCCGAGGGCCACCTAGGCTACGTCGACCTAGACGGGTTCCTGCTACGCACCACTCATGGTCACTCAATCAGGTTTGCTGGGGGCGTCTACGGCCTGGCCTTGCCGGCGAGCAAGGCGATTGCCAGATGGGACGCAGGACGCAAAGCCGACCTGACGATCTTCGGCCACTATCACACTTGGGGCTGGCTGCGTGGCGCTCGCTACGTCGCCAACGGCAGCGTGATTGGACATTCGCCATACGCTGAGCGTGTCGCTTCACCGGAAAGACCGTGCCAAGGAATGGCCATCGTGGATCACGGGCGTAACGAGGTGACGCGAGCGTACCCGCTGTTTTGTGATAGAGACCTAAGAAAGGCCAAGGAATGACCACGACGCTGGAAGAAGCCAACCGGAAGATGCGTGCCGCCGTGAAAGAGCGGCTCGACAACACCGACCCGGCCGACGAAAAGCTCATCGGCTACAAGCCGCCACCGCTGGCCGGCTGCGAACCTGCCCAGGCGTGCGCGTCCGAGTTGCTGAACCAGGCGTGGCAACGCGAGTCCTGCTGTGAAGGGCAGCGCCTGCGTGGCGATTCGCTGGTTGCTGCCTCTGACGTCCACCCAACCAGCCAGCGGTTTTACGATCTGTGCGACGCCTTAAAGGCGATGCACGCCAGCAAGTCGCGTGACTACGGTTGCCCGTCTGGCACAGACCCGCTCGCCAACATTCGCAACGGTGCGGCGTTCGTCGGCATCCCATCGTGGAAAGGCGCGATGGTCAGGCTGTCTGACAAGGTCACGAGACTAGCCAGCTACAACGCCACCGGCCGGCTAGAGAACGAGTCGGTTGCCGACAACCTTCTGGACCTGGCGAGCTACAGCCTGCTGGCATTGCTGCTTCACCAGGAAGAACACGGTGTCTAAGCCGCTCACCGATGACGACCTGGTGCAGATCGAGCGGCGGGCTCGCCGGTCTGGTGCGGCCAACTGCTGGACCGGCACCAGCGGCACGCTGGCGTCGGACGTCATGCGTCTGCTGGCTGAGCGCAACCGGCTGCTGATTGAGATCGCCAGACGCCAAGAGGCCCAAGAGCCGTATTGGCGGCACGCTCACGATTGAGCCGGGCGGCGGGTTGAGGTCGGCGTAGGGTCATCCTTTCCCCCGCGACGCCTCCCCGCTTGCCTGGCTCATGGAATGTTCGTGAACGACGGTGATGCGCTGCTAGCCCGTTGCACGGAACGCTTGCCGGAACCGACACGTTTCCAGCCACGCTCTAGGTACGAATGCTCAACGCACCGGTACGCAAAGAACGGATATATGACCCAGCTGACTCCCAGCGTGCAGACAGCCGCGCCAAAGCTCAGCAGTGCGTGCTTCCAAGCACCCTTGTAGGCGAAGTAAAAGACACCAAACACCAAGCATCCGAGAAACGCACCGATCTCCGAAACGCTTTGCGTGTATCCGTTTTGCGGGTTTTTGAAAGAGGCCATAACGCACTCCTATTAGGGAGCCAAACCTACGGCCGCCTGGTGATTCCAGGCAACTGAACGCCTGTCACACGGCCGGCTTTTGGGGCGGCCCGCCTAAGTCGAGCGGCGGCAAAAAGTCTAGGGCCGACTCAACGCCCGTGATCCGCTCGTCGTAGTAGTGGGTTTCGGCCATCTCCTCGCTGCTGTGGCCCAGCTGCTTCTTGGCCGACTTGCCAGCCTTCTTGAGGTATGAGGCCGTCGCCTTTCTGATGCTGTGGAAAGGGTGGTACGGCACGCCTGCCGTGCGGCACAGAACCTTGAGAGAGGCGTAGCAGCTCAGGATCTTGCGATCTTCCAGCCAAGGCCATACGAGGGCGTCTGGCGGGCCTTTCTGCGTGGCCATCAGTCTGGCCAGCTCTGGCGTGATCGCCCGTGTAATCGTCTCCTGGCGGCCCTTGCGGGTGGCGGCCAGGAAAGTGAGCGTGCATCGCTCTAGGTCAACCTCACGCCACCGCAGAGCCAGCACGGCCCCGATCCGCTCGCCCGTCTGAAACATGGCCTGCAACTTTGTGAGCCAGTACCAGGCGGCCGGCTTGCCGGCTACAAGCCCTTTGCGGTTCCGAGCTGCTCTGACCAGGGCGCTAAGCTCCTCGGCCGTATAGGCCACAGGGCGTGGCTTGGGGACGCGTGGACGTGCATAGTCTGGGAACTCGAGCAGCTCGCCGTTGGACTTCTTCCACCGTTTCTTGGCCAGCCACGTCCAGAGGCTGCGAAGGTGGGCCGAGTCTTTTGCCAGGCTGGCCGGCGAGATGAGCTTGTAGCGACTGTGCTGGGTGGTCTGCCTCCACCGCAAGAACTTGGCCGCAGTCAGGTCGTCCAAGTCATCAACCGTTGGCTCGTGCCCGAGAAAGTCTCGGAACCTGTCCAGTGTGGCCTCGTACATCACAACCGACCGATCGCTTAGGTTTTTGAGTGGCGCGATACGGTCCCGCAGAAGCTCTCTCAGAGTCATGGAAACCTCCCTTTTTTGATGCCAAGGGAGGACAGTCTAGCCGACGTGTACAGATGTTTAATCTACACCCCGTCCGCTTGAACAATCTGCCCTTGGCGGGCTGTTTGATACTGTACAGACTTTCGAGTGCCAGAGGCAAGGCGAGACCCGGCCTGAGTCGTTTCGGACGGCCGGTTGGCGGCTTGCGAATACTTGCCCAGTGGCGGTTTGACACCTCTACCGCCTGCGGTAGAGTTGGAGCATGGTTTGCATGACACCGGACGGGAAGTGGTGCAGCGTTGAGGAGGCCGTCGAGATCGCCGGCTGCACGGACGGCCTAATTCGCCTGCGGCTCAGGGAGGGGCGGCTGGCCGGGTTCAAGGCCAACGAGCGGGCCTGGCTGGTCAGCGTCGAGGGCTGCCATGCGCTGCGGAAGGAGCTGGCCCCCCACTCCAATGTCCGCAAGGCGGAAAAGCGGGCCGAGGCCAAGCCCAAGAAGGCCAGCCGGCGAAAAGCCCGCTAACTCCCGGAGTTTCTAGGGTTCCCGAAAAATCTTTCATCCCCTGTTGACATCTTTACCGATAGCGGTAAACTAGTGGCATGACGCGGGCACGTGAGACCCGCAAGCCGCCAGCCAGGAGACGAACGATGACGACCGCCACGATGACTGCCGCCCGCCACAAGGTGACGCACATTGAGTGCACCCGCGGAATCCTGACCGTCGCTGAAGCTCTTGCGATTCTGGCTGCTGGCCAATCCATCAACATGGCGTTTTCGCAGGTCGTGATGGGCGTTTATCCCGACGGCCGTAAGACGAGCCTCAAGGGCCGCCGGGACGGCCTCTACAACATGGGCGGATCGCTGAGCAGCGAGGTCGCCCAGTAGGCTGACCAGCCAAGCCAGCCGGCAACAGGGCCGGCTGGCACAGGACTCTACGGCCAAGGAGGGCCACACGATGACGACTCAGTTCTGGCTCGAGCTTCTGATCATCGCCCTGCGGATCGTTTCCGCCGGCATGGCCGGTTGACATCTTTACCGCTATCGGTATCCTGCTGCAACGCTTTACCGATAACGGCAGAGAACGTGTACACGGATTCGACTCCCCAACTCACCGTGTTGCGGCTGTTTTTGGCCGCTTGACTCTTCGATGGACGTGCGTACAGTACGCAACCCACAAGCAAAGGAGGCCCCCAACATGACTACAGATCCCCACTATGCCGAGGCCGCTGCAGCCTCGGCCGCAATGGCTGAGTTTTACGGCACCGTCTGGAAGCCGAAGCCCGGCGACTTGGTCCGCTGCCCGAGGGCGTTTGGCGGCGGCTACCAAGACGGCACCGTCTTCGGCCCGGATCGTGACGGCTACCTCGTAGACACCGCAGAAGGCCGGCTTTTCCTCTACCTCGAGGAGCTCGAGCGGATTCGCTGAACACGGAGACCCGGTGGAACCGGGGACGCAGGGACGCAGGGAGCGGCCGACGCAGGACGGGGACGCCGCTGGCTTTAAGGACGCAACACGAAAGGACACGACCTATGAGCACAGAGCTCAGCACCAACACGACGCCCGCCAAGGGGCTGGCGTTGCAGACCATGGCCGACGCCATGAAGTTTGGCGAGATGGTGGCGGCGAGCGACTTCGCCCCCAAGGATTTCAGAGGCAAGCCGGCCAGCTGCGTGCTGGCTATTCAGGCCGGGGCCGAGATCGGGCTGAGCCCGATGCAGGCACTGCAGTCGATTGCCGTGGTGAACGGCCGCCCGAGCATCTTCGGTGACGCCGCTCTGGCGGTGGTCAAAGCCAGCCCGGTGTGCGAGTACGTGACCGAGTCTGTGGACGGCGACGGCGAGCAGATGGTGGCCACCTGCACCGCCAAGCGGCGCGGCTACCCGACGCCAACCGTGGTGAAGTTCACCGTGGCCGACGCCAAGAAAGCCGGCTTGTGGGGAAAGTCTGGCCCGTGGACGCAGTACCCCAAGCGGATGCTGCAGATGCGAGCCCGTGGCTTTGCTCTGCGTGATGCGTTCCCTGACGCCTTGCGTGGCATGGTGACGGCCGAGGAAGCCCAGGACTACCCGGCTGCACCTGTGACGGCTGAGCCGGTCGTGGTGCGGCCCAAGTTTGATACGCCGACGCAGCCGGCCGACGAGCGTGCCAACCCGTATGAAGTGGCAAAGGCTGCCATCGACGCCGAGCGTGACATTGCCAAGCTCGACCGCATGCGGGCTCACATCGACAAGCGCCTGAAGGACAAGGCCTTCACGCCGTTCCAGGCCGACGAGCTGCTGGACCAGATCCACGCCAGGGTCGAGTTCCTCGAGGCCGAGAGCGAGGTGACGGCATGAGCGACACACGGCCGCGCCGCTATCTCGCCCACCTGACTGAGCGCGCAACGCTTGG